CTGCCACGATGAGTTGCTTACTCCAATAGCCAAGAGAGTACAGTCCACCAAAACTTAATGGAAGTGTTAAATACTTTTGACCAAAGTTAGTTCCAAAGTAATCAAAAGAGAGAAGACCTAAGAACTCAACGACGTAGGGAACTGCGATGCCAGTTATGGCAATTGATACGAGTAGGTTGACCATGCCCGCATACTACACGGTTAGGTTGGTAAACTCCAAGGCTGAAAGGGTAGAGATTCTCCAGAAAAGGTTAGGTGGTACCCAATCCGTAAGCGTGTTGGCTACTCGTGGGATCTTGTACACATTATTTGGATAAAGATAAGTCACAGACTCGTTCGGCGTGCCTGCCCATATTGTTCCAAAAGATGACGGCATATTTCCATCGAAGTACTCTGTAGCAGTTCGTCCTTTTTCTACTTGGATAGAATCATAGTAGATAGTTTGAGGATCAGTTACATCGATTTCAAAGTACAAGTGATCTAAGTTTGCTAAAGCAGGAGTGTCTCGTAGATCCTCAAGTAGATACGTTAAGGAGTAGCGATTCCAAGAACTTGAACCTGTGTACGCAGCACTTGTGGAGTCAAGTACTGTCCCTGATGAGTCTGCAGCGACAAGAGTGAGTGTAAAAGCACCGCTGGCCTCTATGTACGCAGATGCCGTGTAGTACTGGTCAATAGCGATGCCGAACTCAATGGCAGACATGTTGTTAGAGCGCATTGTATACGGAGCAGTGTTGACTACCTTAAGACTTTGGTTACTTGAATAGGCTTGGTATGTAACATTGCTGTCTAGGGTAATAGTTGGGGAACCTGTAAAAGTCCAGTTACTGTGGTCGACTTCAAATGAAGGGTTCATAATTAAGTTTATATTCGTAGGTTCTAACACCACATTAATTGCTCGTGCCTCATCATACACTGCTGTAGATCCAACTTGTACGCACACCTGGTCAAGGTAAAACGTTCCAGCAGCACTCCAAGACGCTGTAAGAACTGCGTAAGAAGATGTAGCATCAGATGTTCCCGTAACACTAATCGTTTTCCACGTGTTATTAGCAGCAACTGCAGTAGCAGTGTTGACTGCACTTGTGTAGTTACCATACTGATCAAAGAACTGAATTCCTATGGACATGTTTCCAGCACTTGTAGGTGATTTAATTTCAGCAGATATTACGTATTCCGTAGTTGGTTGTACAGGTACTCCATAAAGAATAGGGTTATTGGCACCCAACGTCATTGACCCAGCAGCAGTGGCTGTAATTTTACAGGTGTACTCATTGTCTATTTGGTTAGCCACCCCTGAAACAGGGACTATGTCTGTAGCGGCTGCAATCGTTGCACCTGTAGCAACCCAGTTCCCTACTGTTTTATAGAACGTAGAGTCCTGAACACTCAGTAAAAGATTTGATGAAAGAGTGATGTTAGGTGCATACCCTGTTAGTGCTTCAATGTAGGTTTGAAGACCGTTATGAGTACCCTTGTTTGTGTACATGAANTACGCATCACGTACTAACTGCTTTTGATTTTTAATAGGAAGATTTGGCTCTTGGTTAAGTCCAAGATTGTTTGTTTGAATAGCGATAGTTGATGAAGGAACTAGTTCCCATGAAGTTTGGGGCTTTAATAACTCTAAAGATGTTAGCGCTTGATCGTAAGTAAACGCAGCAGCACTAAGAAACCCGTAAAGATCTGAGGAAGTGTCTACTTCACCTACTGGGTTTTGGTCTGCAGATGTGAAGACTGTAGGTAAAAGATTTAAAGTTGTAGTTGTAGTACCGTGGTCTGAAGGGACGATATCGCTTACTTGTCCAGCATTAACCCATAGGTTATCTGATGTGTACAAAAACATAGCGTAGTAAACTTCACGACCAGAAGTTATAGGTATCGATGGCAAAGGCAAAGTTGATCCATCAATAATTGAAGTTAAAGAAACCAACCCTTGTAAGTTAGACCCATCTGAAGAGTCTTGTTCCCAAACAATAACGCCATCTTCTGCAGTTTCTGGAAAACCAGACTGATTTCTTACTAAACGAATTTTTGTAAAGGTACCTGTTGGTTGCACCCACGACACATAAACTTGATTAAAATTAAGGACTGTGATCCCCATAGGGGCAACAGAAAGGGAGATTAAAGCGGTTTGACCGTAAGTTGCTCCGCCGTATTGAAAGTTACCGTATTTAGCCACGAATGAATGCTCCTAACAGCCAGAGAGAAGAAACTGACTAAAGTTATCTGCGTTAGTATTGGCAGGTGCCCATGATGCTGAGGTACCGTCAGTTGTCAGGTAGTAACCAGAATTGCCTGTTTGACTTGGCAACGCGTTGATGGTTGTCCATGAAGCAGCGTAATCGTTGTTGGATGATTTTGTAAGGACTTGTCCCGTAGATCCTCCTGCAGGGACTGCTGTAAAGACATCGTAAAGTCCATACTCAATGTTTGCAATACGGTCTTTAAGGGTATCCCATGTAGTGGTTGTTGTATCAAAGGACCCAATCCAACCAGAACCTGTTGTGATGTACGTTCCAATATTTGCTTCAAGAGAATCAACTTCAAGTTGAAGAGAGTTAACATCCCCCGCATCTACAGTTGTTACAAAGTTTACCTTTGTTGTAAAAGGGGCAACACTGGATGGGTAGTAAGAGGTTGTCATAGGTGTATCTCCAATCTATAAGATCATTTTCTCGTTAAAGGGGTAAAAAAACTGGCTTAACTAGTGGTCTGTGTCTGGTGTAGTTTCCAAAGTATGAACACGGCCTTCTAAATTTGCCAACTTGTTTGCCATAGCCAAAAGTGTTGCCATAAGGTCAACCTCTTGAGTACCGTCTGGATTATTAGTGATAATTAAATAACTTGTTATTCCAGTTAATGAAGTTGAGTTTGGTAAAGGCTTTACAAACAACTTTTTTGTTGGCGCTTGGTTTGTTCCAAACGTGCCAAACCATACAGGGTACTCAGGATCTCCTCCAACGTATTGGATCCAAACACCTTGACCGATAGCGGGGTTTGCGTAACTTGTATTTACAGGTTCCATTGGAGAAACCCAATCAGTTACTTCTTCTCCAGTAGTTTGTACGGAGACCTTTACTCGACGTTGACCTAGGGGATCGTTATTTGATTTAACAATCCCTCGGTAAACACCGTGTAGTCTTTTAATGTTGTCCATTACAAGGATGCAATACTTACGTTTGCTTCTTGAAAACGGAAGATCTCATTAGCAGCACCAACCAAAGTATCACGTNCAGCACTTCCGCCATACCTGTACAGATCGGTAACTTGGACAGTTGAAACNCCGTTTACTTGACGAAGTACTGCCTCAATATCTTGAGGGTAAATTGTGTCTTGAAAGAACATCCCGTTATAACCGTAGACTGTAAGCAGTCGGCTCATCAGTGCAGCCTGAACTTCCGCGTCTGTGTACTGCGGCAACTTAGAGTACTGAATCGTAATGTTTGCATCAACGTAGGTTGGTGGTTGGATTGTTACAGTAGTTCCTAGAAGTAACTTATCACTAATAAACGATGTAACCGCTGCTTCCATTGTTGTGAACTCAAGCGTTGGGTTTCCATTTTGAGTAGAACCTGTTCCATCTAAACCAGGAGCCACATCGGTATCTGTAGCCAAACGGGTTGGTGCAATGTAAAGGGTTACAGATGTAAACACGCTTGCTTGGGCATTTGCTTTGCTGACGTTGTTTACAGATACAGCCAGGCTTGCATAGTCCGTCAAGGTAACAGCACGATTATTTGTGCGAAGTACCAATGGCGCCGCTACACGGATCTGGTCTGTGCTTTCTGGGTCAGAGCCACCAACAGCGGCCGCTGGATTACTAGGGGTAATGTAACTTTGCAAAGCAGTAGTTTGAGATGATGTAAGTGTGGGTACGTAAGTAATGGTGTCAATAGTTCCTGCTGGAATATTACCGATTGATCCACCACCCACGGTATAAACTGCCCGTACTTGTTCATGAAGGTTTGGAATTGCACCAGATATTCCATCACCAAAGTTTACTGTGACTATATCGTTTGCATCTACAGAGGTTGAAAAAACCAAATCATTAGGTCCAAAATCAAGAAGGTATTGAACAGGTGTCCATTTAACATAAACGTCTCCGTCTTGAACGTAGACATTTACTGATCCATCTTGTACTGGGCTTTGACCGAGTTGGTATGCTTGTCCAGGTGTTCCATCGGAAGTTCCGATAAGTTCACCATAATTAACATCGCTATTTATTGGATCTACTTGAGTTATAGACTCTCCGTGAATAGCAAGTACAGAGGCTGTTTGTGGAGAACCCACACTTCCTGCACTCATAACAGCGTCTGCAAGTGTTGTAAAGAACACAGTTGTAGTCGTATCTCCAATAACAACTTGTCCAGAAACCACTGTCCCTGCATAGACTGTCACTATGTTTGAAGAAGTATTAGTAAACATAATTGTACAAGATGCTGAGCGATAACTAGCAGGTATGTACCCATAGTTAGCAGCAATGTTAAGCACACTTTGACGCTGCACAGCCGTTGCTAGGTACGACTCATTAGCAGAACGATCAATGTAGTAGTTCATGAGGTCACCCATGTACGCAAAAGCCTCTACTAATGCCACGCCAAAATCGGCTGGATCAGACGCAGTCCAGTTAGGGATACGAGCCTGAACACGGGCGATGAGGTCATTACGAATCGAATAGTAGTCCCTACCTGTGTAGTCGATAGATACAGGGATCGATGATGGCGGTGTTATGCTCATAGGTTCTCCTCAAAGAGTGGTGCTGTGTTATTGATAAGGGCTGTAGCGATTACAGTGGTTACTACATCGCTATTTGGAAGGCTATAGGTAATAGTTACAGATACAGTTTCTGAGTAAGTGTCAAATGTAGTCACAGTATTTACTAGTTTTAACTTAGTTAACTGGGACCCAAAGGCATTGCTGACTTCAGTTTTAATTTCGGCTTGAGCAATATCCTGATTATCAAACATGTAAGAGGTAATATTTGTACCAAAGTTTGGACGCATGACTCTTTCATACATGGCTGTTCCAATTACAGATAAAACTCTATCTTGCCAAATTTTCTTTTGGTCTGTGGTGTCTGCAACTTTTCCAAAACTACTTAATGAAAAAGGCAAAGATATAGCCGTCTCATTAACAGTTGTTATAGTAGTAGCCATTACTTACCTACCCATCGTCTTAATGTTACATTGAACCCTGTATTAGTTTGACTAATCATTGCTGTTGGAGAACTTAAGGTAGAAACTGTTTTTTCACTGGTTATACCAGTTGACATCTCGTATGGAATGTTTCTTACAGGTATTGTGCTGGCGTTTACGGATCGGGTTGAACTTCCCTTGCTTTTACCTGTTCCGTCTGTCATGCATGAGAACTCGATCTGATAACGGCCATCTGCGGTAATGAAATGCTCAATCTTTTTAATAATCCAGTACCCGTCAGTTGTGTCTCCAGTTCCGTTTATTTCAACAGTCCTGTATGGAGAAAGTCGAGGATCTCCCTGACCTGCTCCTTTAGCCATAATGTTAAACCTTGACAATTGTGCTTGAGCATCCACACGTTTTTGAGCCGCAACCACACTGTCGGTTATTGTTGTGGGCATTACCTCATTGAATAATGGGTCCTTAGTTGACGTTCTTAAGGCTTTTCCTACAGCATTAGGCGAGGAAGTAACTTTATAAGTTTTTCCTGTAACAGGGTGTACTCCTGTAACTACCTTTGTACTGCGGTTATGTTGAGCCAGATCTGTGTAGTCTCCGATCCTAGGAGTAAAAGAATCAAGGGTTTGAGCCTTTACACTGGCCCAAGGATTTGAGTAGGGATCATTGAAAGAAAGTACAGGGATCGTAGTTGCAAACATATCAATCATGGTGTCCATTTGATGAAAGTGAAGTTCTGTACCAAGCATCTGTGCTACATAACCAACACGTTCTGCAAGTTCTTGGATCTTTTCCCAGTACGTATGGCCTATCATCGATTGCTGTGCAAACTTTGTACCATCAGCAGTTACGACTGGTTTTAGTTTAAACTGCTTAGCAATGTCCGTAACAATGTCTGATGCAGACATGTTGGTCCAAATCTTTGTTGCGCTTTCCTTTAGGGCTAACGATGCTCCAATAACTCTTATCACTGTAGTTCTTTGCATGGTTTGTTGGGTTTTTGGTGCCACGTTGTACACGTACCCATACAGAGTGTTTGACTCTGTACCGTTATTCCATACTATCTTTACAGGAACACCTGTTTTAAATGACTTAGTATAAAAAGGAGTAAATTGCGTGTACGTAATGTCCACGACGTCTTGTTTACCTGCTTCTTGATATATTCTAAGGTTTAAGGGTAACAAAGAAAAACTTGGAAAGTCAGGGTAGGTAACACTAAAGGAGGAACCTTGACGGTTCTGAACAGTATTATTCATAAGGAATCCTTATTAAGGTTCCTGGCTCCATATTAAACGGGTCAACAATCTCTGGATTAATGTCCAAAATCTGCCACCAATACTCAGAGTTATTTAAGAACTTGTTTCCAATAAGGTCCCAACGATCTGTAGCAACCCAAGTATACAAAAAATAATTTACAACATAGGTAGGAAAGACGCGGTAAACGGTTACTGAGTAGTTGTTCGTTCTTGCGTTCTCTGCTTTAGCAAGTGTTGCATCCGCATATCGGCTATCTAAATAGATCACAGTTATCCTCCAAAGGTAGTAGCGCTAGAGTTAGAGGCAATTGCTTTTTGGTCTGCAGTTGTTGTAGGTGTGTCGTAGTACCTTGTGCATTGAAGGTCAACTTGTGACCATATAGGGACCATTCGACTATTAAACATGATGTGGGTAACCGTTAGGTTAGAAATACGAACTCTGTAACGTAATCCATCTCCCAGATGAAGTTCCACAGCAATATTAGATATCCAACCTCGATCGGCAGTAGTTCCATTTAATGTTGAGTTAAAATCAGCATTAAATCCCATTACAACACGGAATAGATATTCCAAATCATACATGGTGCCCTTTTTGTAAATCTTCGCAAGTTCTTCTGGATCTGGGTATATACCGTATGGGCTACCTACTTGACCATTAAGTACAGAGTTAGCATTGTCTACGCCTGTGATGCCCGTGTTTGTAACAGTATCTGTAGTAAAGTGACCGTCTTCTGTAATGTACTTGAAATCTTCAATTCTATTTAAATAAAGAGTAAAGTTAATAGTACTGTTAATTAAACCTAAAGCCATAGGACTTGCAGCATCTAGTCCTAAAGACTCATAGGTAGGATTTACCTCTGCTGAAACACCCCAGTTCATAACTACTGAAGTTGGGTTGTACATAAACTTAAATCCATAAAGATTTAAATCAGTAGGTACGTTGTTACCAGCGGTTTTGTACTGTGCAGCAATGTCAGTAGTTGAGTAAGTTCTATCCATTTGGATAGTACCTCTTCCACCCTGTCCATTTTTCCAAGCCTTTGCAGCATCAGCATACGCTCCTGGATCAACGATGATTTCATTTCCAGTTCTAAATCCTCTTGGGTTACTTCCACCTGTGGAGATAACGTCTGCTCCTGGAAACTGTTGTACACCGCCGTGAAAATAAGCGGAAGAAACCATAGGGATGTTGTACTTGTACTTAGGGGGAACTGGTTTTCCTCCGCTTGCTGGAGGGGGTGTTCCACCTGGATTTACTGTACTTTTTGAAGCAGTTGACGTTGCTGCTTTTATTTCTTTTGCAGTGTGAGTTTGTTGGTAAGACAGCAGGGTATTAGCCAAATTTTCAAGTGTTAAAATATTTGCTTTCATAGCAGCATTAGTTTTAGTAATATTTGCGTTTGCAGCATTGTAGGCTGCTGTTGCGTTAATTACCGCTATACCTGATCCAGTTAATATAATGTTTTTTTGTTTAGCCGCCTCTTGTTGGTACGCTGCCATTTGTTGAACTAAAGTGTCTTGTAAAGCATTAAGAGTTTTTTCTTGAGTTAATTCTTTTCCATAAAGTACTTCTCCTTCAGCAATTGATATAGACGTGCTGATAGGTGAGGACGTTGTTTGAGTTGGAAGTGCTATAGAGATTTGGGGGTATGCAACACCGCCAACAATGTAACCTGGTTGACGTGGGGGTACGGACGCCATTACTTTCCTCCAGCCATTGATACGTCTTCGTAATCGCTCAACTGAGCACGAACTTGTTTTGCTAAAGTAACTGCGTCTACGCTGCTACTGATATTCATTACAACTGTTTTGTTATATACAGGGCTTGAACCTGAACCGCCTGTGCTCATACTTGGTATAGAGGCTCCATAACCTACAGGTCCTCCACCTATATGAGTTCCCCAACTACTTTTATTAACTAGTTGAGCAAAAGATTGTGTGCTTGTTTTTCCACTTTTAAGTGCTTCTACAATTGGGTCATAGCCATACGCTGTATGACCTCCCCCTGTAAGTGTTGACACTGTGGCAGCAATTCCTTGCTTCCAACTTGTGTATGCTTGAACTCCCGCAGAGTTGTTGGCAATGCTTGAGGATCCAGGCATTCTTAAAGTGGTGTTTAAAGGGTTATAACTGGCTGTGTTGTGCCAATTACCGCCCTCTGCAGCAAACCACGTAGTTAAATCTTGAATATTTGTTTTATTTGTAGGCGCACCTAGTGCACTAAGCAAAGCCTTAGCAGCGCTTTGCTGACTACCTGATCCAGTAACTGGAACAACTTTTCCACCTGAAGATGTTGCAAATCCCTGTGAATAACTTCCAGGACCACCCGATGCTCCTGTAGCACCTGTAGCAGCATTGCCTAATACAAGGCTTGGATCGATGGGGTTGTTAGATCCGTTGCGTACTTCAAAGTGCAAGCAAGGTCCAGTGCAGTTACCTGTTTGTCCTGACTTACCGATAAGTTCTCCTGCTTGAATAGTCTGACCAAGTCTTACTAACTTTTGACTTAAGTGACCGTAGATGTATTGCAGTCCATCAGTTCCATTAACAACAATTGCAGTTCCATAGTCAGCGCTCAATGGCATTCCAGAAACTGTTCCGCCCATCGATGCCTTTACAGGAGAACCAACAGGAACTGCGTAGTCAAGTCCCTTGTGAACTCCCTGAGTAGAATTCCAAATTCCTCCTCCACCCTTTGAGTTAAATCCAGCAGAAATCATTCCTTGAACTGGGGGAGTTTCACCACTACTTGTTTGTGGAGTACCAGAGATAGACGCACCGTAACCTACGGGACCACCACCACCAGCAGCAAGGATTTCTGGGTTTGCTTCGACAAATGTTGCTACTTTGCCTAAGTTTGGTATAACCTCTTTAGTCATAAAACTTTCTATGCCTTTTAAGATTCCCTTACTAGCAACCTTAGATCCAACAATTCCTCCAACAATATTGCCCGCAGCACCTANTACGCTCTTAGCACCTGAAGCAAGCAACCCACCAGCAGTTGCAGCGCCCGCCCCAACGTTAGACCCGCCAATTCCACCGATCAATCCTCTAAGGTATCCAAGGCTTGTTGCAAACTTAGAAAGTTCTGTATTTACTTTAGTAACTACTTCTGCTGCTTGATTAAATCCTTTGATAACGCCACTTTCAGAAGCCTGCATTAGGTCTGTTGTAGAGGACGAGATGGCCATTTGACCAGCAAGCGGGTTAGTGTTTCCTGCCCCTGCGCTTGATGTTGTTTTACTCGCAAGGTCTGGGTTTTGTCCAGAAGCGATATCAAGAAAGGCTTGCTTAAAGATCGTCTGTTGGTCAGAGGATAAGCCCATGTTTGCTAAGTTGGCTCCTGCAAATCCGTACTCTAAAGAACTTTGTACTTGAGACTTAGTAGCGCCATTAACAAAAATGCGTTTGTAAAGTTGTTGTGCGATTTGACCTGTAGTCAAGGCTGCACCTGTTGTTGGGTTAATCGTGTTAATTCCATACTGGTATAGGTTCGCACCCATCTGACCAGTCTGTAATCCACCGATAGCGGCGGCGGCTTGGGCGTTACCCATTCCTAGGTATTTAGATGCTCCACCTACTTGCTGAACAGCCTGCGTGTATCCAAAACTTCCAGGAGCCATTCCAATGCCCTGGGTAAGAATCGCAGCAACCGCAGCGTCAGATCCCGCATACGAAAGCCCTCCACCCAATGCGCTGAGTGTTTGGTTCTGCAAAGTCGCACGGGAAGTACCTACTCCACCGTAAAGCCCTGCTTGGTAGTACCCAGAAGCACGGGTAAGAACATCGGATGCAGAAGGCATAGCAGCATAACCGCCAGCAACTGGCGCCAAAGCCATCTTTGCCAATCCAGCCATGCCAGAACCAACATTGGCAAGAAGGTTTCCATAAGAAAACCCTCCCATAGATCCAGTGAATTGATTACTAGAGACGCCCAGACTGGACATAAAACCAGTAGCAGGAAGACCATTAGCGTTATCTGCGCCTGTACCTGGCCGAGAACTTGCTTGACCTAAACGGGTAGAACCACCCATCGCATTAAATGACTTGAGCATCTTGCTTCCACCGCTAGTCGCAGTGGTAGTCATCTTCTCAAAACCTTGAGTTAAGGAAGTGATTTTTTTGGTTAAGTCGTCGACAGCCTTACTCAGGGCTTCTATATGCCCGATGTCTTCGTTAGCCATTATTCACTCCCTTTCTCTACTTTATCTTGGCTATTTCTAACCAATTCTTTCTTTCTCTTCTCGATAACTGCTGTATTTCAGTTAACGTCCATCCTTGATACAGCCGTGTCAGCGCCGCCCATTCAGCAAGAACGTGCTCGTATGGATCAGCGCTAGAGTTGAAACAAGGTTCCCAAATTAACGGGAACCACAACCTCACCTTCACAGTCGGGACAAGCGACTGTCAAGTCATCAAACTGTGGACCTACAACACGGGCATTGACTGCATCCAAGATAGTTCTGCGATCGACCATGTTAAGATTTTGCACCTGTAATTTACTCAGTACAGGTTGTCCATCGATTTGAAGTAATGTGTTCTCTAAAAGAATGGTTGCTAGTTCTGCAGAATTTTTATCAGTGGCTGTAAGTAATTCACGCTGTACAACGCCTGTAGGCAATTGAACGGTGAACTCGCTTCTCTTACCTTTTACGGTAAAAATGCGGTCAGCAACTGGGTCTACCAATACTTTGACTGGAATGTCCTTGTCAATATCTACTTGAACAATCTTTATCTCACTACATCCACCGCACCATGTGTTGATGTCTGCAGTCTTTCCAAAGGTTGCTTTAAAGATTCCAAGCAAGATCATGTCACGATCACCAGACAATAACCTGTCTAGTAAAGCCTCATCAGCATTAAGATTACCAACCTTAACAAGTCCTCGTTGAAGAACTGTTAGGACTACTCGTCCTGGGTTAGAGGATCTTGCGATAGCCTCTTCATCTCTTCCAGTAAGTTCTCTTACCTCAGCGGTTCGAATAACCTCCCCAGTAGGTAGGACATACCCACCAGGAAGGTTAACCGTTGTATCCGAAGGAGGCTGGATACTTACTTCTACTTCTTTTTCTGCTTCCTTATCCAACTTAGAGAGCATGTCGTTTACCATTGCGGGATTTTCCGCTGCATGAATTGTGTTAGTCATTGTAGTCCTTTAGTCAGTTATTAGGAGTTAGATTCTGCTGCTGCGCTTGTTGATAGATCTGGTGCCCATGTAACGTCAAAGCCTTCGTGCACGAGTGTCATCTGTTCTACGAACAGAGCGTTATCGCCAGCGTTTAGGTCTGAGTACGCAACTGATGTAGGCCATGCGTTGAACACTGTAAAGCGCATTGCTGTGTGGTCAGTTGATGAGGCGTTTGTTTCAGTTACATCTGCACCCGCTGATGGAATTGGATGTGACAGAACTTGGATGCTAACATCGCAACGAAAGTTTGTTGAAACTGAACGGGTTGATCCTGAAGAGTTGACAGTTGCAAACAACTGACGCATCCAATCCCAGTTTTGATGGGTGTTCAGGATTACTCCACGTTGAAGTGTAAGTGGTGTAAATGTTGTTTGACCAGGGATCTGATGAACAACTGTGTTGTATCCACCTTCACGGTAAGGGATAGAGTCTGTTGTAACAGACAATCCCGATACAGAAGTAAAGCCAAGAGTTACTGGGAAAGCAACACCAAAGTTTGTGTCCTGTGGTTGAAATGTAACTAGGTATCTAAAGTTACGGATCGGATCGGTTACTAACGACGACCGATTATTGATGATTGTTGGCATTGTTATTTATCTCCTTCGGTCTTAAGCCAGTGTGTTTTGGCTTAGGTTGATAACTACAAACTCTGCAGGGTACTCAAGTGCAACACCGATTTGGATGTTAACTTGACCGTTAGCGATAGTAGTTGGGGTGTTGTTAGTACCGTCACACAAGATGTAGTATGCCTGCGCTGATGTAGCACCGCGTAGTCCACCTGCATTACGATAGTTATTCAAGAACACGTTGATGACTGTGTAGATCTTTGCCCACAAGCGTTCATCGTTATTCTCAAACAAAGCGAATTGAGTAAGGTTCTCAAGGTTCTGCTCGATGTAAATAAGTGAACGACGCATGTTGACATACTTGTTCGCTGTTCCATCTTGAAGAAGTGTACGAGCACCCATGATGGCAATTCCAGCGCCAGGGATCTGGCGGATTGGGTTAACTGGGCTTGTAGATGAGTTCATGCTATCTAGGTCAGATGATGTGAACCCGATCTCTGTTGCTACAGCGCCTGCAAGTGAGGCTGTGATTCCAGCAGGAGCCTTTGCAACACCCTTGCCAGGTGTCGCGTCGTTGAGCAAGAAGTAACCTGCAACAGCGCCTGAAGGACCGATAAGTCGTAGAGACTGTGGGCTACGTCCTAGAGGATCTGAAACGTAAAGGTGTGGGTAGTAAACTGCAGCATTGCTTGACTCTGTAAGAGATCCTGCAAATGAAATTGCAGATGAAACAGACAAGCCTGCTGGGGTTTCTGCTACTACAAATCCGTTGTTTGCTTCTGCCCATGAGATAGCCGCATCGATAACAGTACTTGCACCGCTGATGAGGTTGACCTCTGGAAGAAACACAACTAGTGGGCGATCAATAACGCTGAAACCAGCAAAGGCAGAGTCACCAGAACCTTTGTAGTCTGTGTAATCAGTAGCAGTAAGGTCTGCTCCGTTAGATCCACCTGTTAGTGGATAGTTTGTAAATACTGGAACACCGGATGCTTCAGCAGAGATAGTGATGTTAGGAGACAGTGTGTTGATTACTGTTCCAGCATAACTGCTTGAGGTAGAGTCATCAAAAACAATGTTTTGGTAAGACTCAACAAGAACTGGACCTGAAGTTGTTTCGTTATAAAGGTAAAGGTTATATGTGCTTGAAACCTGACCTGCTGTTAGTGTAACGAACAAGTTGTTGCTATCTGAGCCAGCGTTCTTTGATGTTACAGTAGCGACTGTTGCGCTTCCTGAAGTAAGAAGGTCGACTGAAGCAGTTGCTGCGTCTGTATGAAGGACGCGCTTAACGTAAAGTTCTTTTCCACCATTGGTGAAGAAAGATCCTACTTGAAATGTTGCTGGGTTAGAAGCGTCGTATCCACCAAACTTATTGGTGAAGTCAAACCAAGATGTAACTAGTGTTACTGCTTCTGGTCCTTTTGCAAATTGACCGACAACAGCACCTGCGGCATTGGCCGATGGTCCTGAAGCAATTGGGGCTGGCAATAGCGTCTCCGTGAGGTAAACACCAGGGCGTAGATAACTCATTGTTTCTCCTTAGATAGTTGGAAAGTTGGGTGCCTTATGGTTGCGTAATAGTGAACGGAATAATGGCTTGGTACGGATTTGCTGTACTTCCTTGTACAAACTCTCCCGTAGTGCCTGTGACGTTTGCTTGTAACACTTTGTACATTTCGTTTAACTGCCCCTGAACGATTTCGCTAGAGACACGGACAGTAAAAGCGTTAACGAATAAACGCTTTCCTGCCTCTGAGATATCTCTTTTAGAAACATCCAGAAGATCTAAACGACGAACTGTATTGTCGTCTGGTTGTAAAATCCCAAATCTAAATGGGATTTTTGTGTACAGCATCTGCGCCAAGATCTCACGGTCATGACGAGGTTGGCGAGCATATGTTGTAATCTGGTAATCAATATTTACAGGGACTGGGTAATCGATATCCCAATCATTTGTTGTTGAGTCATAGTCAGCATCGCCAATAGTTGAAGGATCTGCAATGTATGCAGGTTTGGCTTTACCACGCATAGACCGCGTGAAGTCTTCATTGATATCGATCATGTCGATAGTTAAGTACGGGTACTCCTGTTGGCGGATCTGCTCATCAGGTTGTCCAAACCAAACACCCACACTACGGGTTGCAGTGCCTGATGCATCTGACTTTTGATCAGTCACAGTCATTCCCAAAAGCATGGCCCTTAGTGCAGCATCTTCAGATAATAAGAATGTCATTACTCCCCCAAGTGTGCTTTGAGGCGACCAAGAAAGAACTGCTCACTGTCGCGTGTATTGTTATTAAAACGTCGCATAGCAGCGGTAGGTTGACGCCCTGGAGTTCCGTATTCCCAATCCAACGCTTCATTACGGTGGTCTGGGTGAACTTTTACTTGGAATCCATCTTTACCATGGGTAACATGCAGGGAACTGACAACATGGCTAGGCCAGTTATTAACGTTGGCCTCTGCCTTAACATGGGCAGTCATAAATGCTGCGGTCTCTTGGGAGGCAGTCTCGATAGCAGACTTGAAGTGTTTGAGTGACTTCACTTCTTTTTCTTGCCCTTCGCTGCGACCTTACCGCCTACATATCCAGCGATGAGTCCCACAACGATTGGCTGCTTTTCTTTTGGGCGAAAACCAAAGACGCCACGCATGAACTCTTGTTGTTCATTAGTGTCGTTCATTTCGGCGACTTGTTGCCACCATGGTTTATGTGCCATTAACTACCCCTTTATCGCAACCAGTGGGAACTGTGGCGGGCACCAGCACGGTGGTCCGTTGGTATAAGGGTAAAGAAAAAGCCCTGATTTCTCAGGGCTAAGTCTTACTTCTTTTTAACGACTGCCTTT